CAAAATAAAGCAATAGTCGATATTCGCGCGTAATGAAGGACCCATATCCATCGCATATTGCGCCGCTATCATGGTAAAAATCTTCCAGTGACGACCGTTTAAAAAGACCTGCCGGATGATCGGAGACTTTAACGTCTTCGGGTCATGCATGCAGTCATCCATGATGAGAAAACAGTTTGAGTTTGGACGACCAGCTTTCACGAGTTTACGCTGGCGATCAATCAGGCGCTCGATGGCTTCCAAGTCCATGTCATTATACACGAAGAGGTTGGGAACAAATCCAGTTTTGGGATTACTATACCACCCGTTGCCTTCCTCAGTTCCTGATAAAACGATTCCCGCGCTCAGCGCGTGGCGTTTGTGGTACATGACATCCTTCATGAGGACGCTCTTCCCGCTACGCCGTTTCGCGATGAACACAGAGACGGCGTCGTCCGCCATCTTCGACGGGTCGAACTTTTTAAGTTGAAGGTTCATGGACGCCATGGCTTCTGAGATAGTGCCACCTTTTTCTGATGAAAATTTTACACACTTACACTAGAGAGCGAGCATGCCACCGCTTCAGCTCGCCACCGTCGGTGCACTCGACCAGTGGATCACGGCGACTCCACAGTATTCGCACTTTCTCAAAAGGTTCAAGAGGCACACGAGATTTGCAATCGAAACTGTCGAAACGCCATTCAGAGGGAGTCGCGTCGACTTTGGCGAAGAAATCATTTGTGACATTCCGCGCGATGCCGGTGATCTCATCCGCTCCATGACGCTCAAGGTGACTTTGCCTGACCCAAACCCTGATAACGTGGGTCGAAACGACAACTACTACCCACCCTCGGCGATGACACACCTCATCGAGCATTGTGATCTCCTGATTGGCGACCAATTGATCTCGAGACTTAACGGTGAATTCATTTACATGAACCAGCAGTTATCGTACGCGCAAGACGATCTCGACCAATCTGTCTATTTCATGACAGGCCACGGGAACATTCTGTCGTATTCGGGGAAATGGACGTATTATCTCACGCTCCCATTCTGGTTTGAGGGTAAAAGTCACCTGGCGCTACCCGTGGCGGCGCTTACGAGCCAGAAAGTAACGATTCGCATCAAGCTTCGACCGATATCTGAAATGCTCTTCATGGGTGGCGTACAGGCAAATGTCGATGGCAACATGGTCGACGCATCGGCGAGTATCGCAAACATTTCACTCGACACGGAATTCGTCTTCTTGAGCGATGAAGAAAAGGCATACATTATGACCAAACGCCTAGAGCACGTCATCACACAAGTCCAAGTCTCAGAGTTTATCCTCCCATACGGCGAAACGAAGAAAACTGTGCTCTTGGGATTCAAAGGACCGGTACGCGAGATGTTTCTAGTATCTCAGAGCGATTACGCAAAGGAGAAAAACCTTCCAAACAACTACAACAAAATCTTACACGCCGAGCTTCGATTCAACGGCGCGGTCGTTTTCAAACAGGAGAATAAGTACCTGACGTACGCGCAAGCATTAAGACACCACGTGAACTGTCCAAACAACTACTTGAAAGTATCGACGACGGAGGTCGGGCCGATAGACGGCACAGATTCGGACACCGTTTTCGATCACGAGATTCAGGGTGAGTTTGCGATGTTTTCATGGGCGATCAAGCCACAGAGCGCGGCGCCCACTGGACAAGTCAATTTCTCGCGCATCGCACACAAAGCGCTCGACGTCGAGATTGAACAGCGGAGCACGCGAATAAGTTCGACAGCGCCGAGCATTTCTGGTGCGTATACCGGCCACGACAATAGGGTTCGAGTGTATGCCGTCTCGTACAACACACTCGTATACGACGCAGGAATCGCTGGCTTAATTTTTTAGGGCGGTATAATAGATGGCTGGTCGCGTTCAACTCGCGACGACCGGTCTCAGGGATAAGTTCTTCGTTGACGACCCGGAATTCAGTTATTTCAATCGCGTGTTCCAAAAGACGAGTAACTTTGCTCGGGAAACGATCGAAATCGACCCACTGTCAACGCCAGAGTTTGGTTCCATCATGAGGTTTCGGATTCGACAAGATCAGGGCCACTTTTTGTCGTGCGTGTCGCTCAAACTCAAACTCCCACCGCTACCTAACCGTATTCCAGACGGAGGAACGCAATACGCGACCGGTTGGATCGATAGCGTGGCACACGCGCTCGTGGAGTACGTCGAGATCCAGATCGGGGAGGTTCCCATTCAACGACTCTCTAGCGACTATCTGGCAATTCACAGCGAACACGAGGTGACGCAAACGCATCAGCACACACTCAAACACCTCGTCGGCAAATTCCCCACGCGCATAGCGAGTCTCTGGGCACAGCATAAGTCGATTCAGGGCCATCTCGGGCGAGCGGGCGAGTCAACGGAATTTTACGTGGACGTCCCCTTTTGGTTTTACCGTGAACCGACGCTGGCGATTCCTTTGGCGGCTTTGAAGGAGCAGGAGATCGATATCATCGTGAAACTACGTGATATTGACCGGCTCATCGTGTCCTCGAACCAGTTCATCGACTGGGCCGCTCGACCACCGAAACCTGAGGGCCTTCAGATCGAGTCGCTCACGCTCGACGCGGAGATTGTCTTTGTCGATGAGGCGGACGTCATACGACTGAAAAACAGTGTCACGGATTACGTCATCACGCAAATCCAAGAGGCAAACTTTACCGTTGACCCCGGTCAGACGTCGGGGAGGTTTCGAACACAGTTTGTGAACCCAGTGAAGGAATTGTTCTTCATCGTTCAGCGCGAAGACAAGAAAGGTCTGCTCAACTATTGCGCGCCACACGATTACGATAACATCCGCGACGACGCAGGGACTGAGTATGGCAAATACACGGACGACGGCAAACTCGTGCTCTGGGAAAACGTGGACTCCATATCGATCAAACTGGATTCGGACGAGATTTTGAATGAAAAAACAGGACGCGCGGCTTTCCTCAAGGCTGTCCAGGGGGGAATCCATCACAAAAAGACGCAGCTCATTCGGCGTTTCTATTCGTTCGCCTTCTGCACACAGCCAGAGGTTGCATCGCCGACGGGGTCGATCAACTTTACACCAATCGTATCCCAAGTGTTCGATTTCAAGCTTCACAACAATCCGCACTACAGGCGAGACGTTCGAATCCTCGCGAAATCGTACAACGTGTTACGAGTTGACGGCCGCGCGGGTTTCGCTCGAGTTCTTTTCAACAACAATTAGTATATGATGCAATCCGGTCAGGGCGGCGACGACGTCCTCGAGGATCGCACCGAATCGGCCACGTTTGGTATCCTGATTCCCGTGCTCGAAAAGACCGTCATTCTCGCCGCGAAATACGTCACGGCGTGTGGGCGAGAGTGCATCACAGAAAAGGATTTTGAATACGCGCTCAAGTACTGCGTTATGTACACCGTCGGAGAGGACATAGGCTCAATATTTCCAGAAGACTGGGATGACGACGACGACGATGCAGAAATGATTGAAATGTCAGAAGAGGAGAGAGAGGAAGACGCGTTCACAGAATACGATGGCAGAGACGAGACGTTTTGCGCGGTCAACGAAGCAGTCAAGAACTTTGATGAATGGCAACCCTCAAATCCCGTGGAAATTATGCTGAAAAATGCTGTCTACAATAAGTTAGATGAGCAGTGAAGAGGAGGAACCAGATGGTTGGTCTTCGTCACACAGAACATCACTCAAGGTACTCGACGACGATGAGTCTCCAGAGAGTACAGAAGACGAGGACGACGAGGAGGAGGACGAAGAACCCAAAGGCTACTCTGAACAAAAACAAAAGTTCAAAAAACTCGTCGTCAAAGAGGAGATCGACGACGACTGATTTTTTTCTCGAGTCATACTATACTACAAACTATGTCTTCCGTTGACGTGCGTGTGATTACCAGCATGCTCGAAGCGCAATCGCTCCAGGCCTTGTCCACCGGCTTCGCGTTCGCCAGCGCGATGTCGTGGGTCGACGTTTCCCGCTATGTCGTCAGCCGCCTCATTCCGGGTGCGAAGAACTCTGGCGTCCAATACGCCGTCACGGCGATCATGACGACTCTTCTCAGCATCTTGGTCTTCATCGTTATCAACCAACTTTCGCGCAAGAAGATTGAACAGCCGAAGCAACCGCTCATCGCGATCCGCTAAGCGAGCGTATCAGGATGAATCCCGTCAATAAAACAAACACTATGGGCAAATACGCCACCCAATCATACGAATCGTCAGCAAACTCTGGCATTCGTATCGGTTCAGGCACGTCGAAGCTCGTCGTTTCAACCTTTCGACTCAACGTTTTCAGGCGGTCCGTTTCACAAACGGCTGAAAACTTAATCGCGTGGTCTCGCTGACGGAAATCGCACGGAATGAGTTTGTTGTTGAGTTTGTAAAACCACTCTATTTTCAGTGTATCCATTTGTTGATATGGTCCTTCGACAAAGCGGTGGGTGACGGTATCGTCATCACGACTCGCCAAATCTACATATTGGGCTACCCACGTACCAGTGCTCATGAATACACCCGTATAAAACGGGCTGTTCGTGTATACGGTTTGTCCTAAAACATCGCTTCCAGCTGTTAGTTTCACGACGTACGTTTTCGGACCCCAAGTAAAATCGACGCGCCCTTCGAGATCGATGATACTGTTTGACGATACCAGGTCGAGCGCGGGCATACCAAAAACTTGGTTGGGGGTCGTGCGCGTCATGGCGTTAGAGTCGTAGCCATCGACGCCACTCTTGAAGAGAAGCGTAAACTCGTGAGCGCTCGCGACGTTACTGAATTTTAGCGAGTCTCGCGTGCTTCGCCACTCGACGTTGTCGACTGTGGTGCATCCAGACGCCGCGATTGCAGTTAGAATTTTCGATGCGAGCGTCGTCCCATTCGGGTAATTGCGATCGGCCATCGTCACCACGTGCGTCCCGGCGTCGGGGGCACCGGCTTCGATTTCCAGTGAAAACCGGTTGTTATTATCGTTTATGGCAAAATTTGAGACCGGTAAGCGAGCGGACGCCACTTGAAGCTCACTCACATCATAGATGGGTGTTTTCAGAGGAACCTCGTAGCTGTTCGGATTTGGCCATATTTGGGCATCGCGCTCACCTGAGTCTACGTCGAAGGTGATTCGCATCCCTTCTCTGGTGTATCATTACATTTTAAAAACCATCGTTTACCATGACGAGCCAACACTCGTCCAGGACTTTATATTTCCAACCCGTCGTGTCGAGAAACGTCAAGAGCTGCATCGATAAAGGAAGCGTCACTCTGCACGTGATGAGGGACCATCCCATATTGTCGTCTCCGAGGCCTTTATCAGGGTGCTCTTCGTGTATTAAACCGAATTCTTCCCTAAGTATACGCATGAGCTCAGACGCATTCATCATCCTTACTTATTGCGTCGCAGAGTGAGGTAAAAAAATCCAAGGTCAAGGTATATGCTCGTAGTGCCCGGACACAAGGGACCGGTTGTCGGCGACCGTCAAGACATGATTCGTCGAACCGTCGAATCAGTGAAACCAAAGCTCGTGCAAAAACGTAAGTGGGATCCACATACGAAGAGTACGTACACTCGATCGTACCGCGTGGATACGGGCGAACCATACAATGTCTTTCAGGATCGATTGTGTGAGCTGAGTCGGCGATGCTAGCTAGCTTGAATGTGGAATATTTTATTACATAATCAGTGATTAAGCCTGATCAGCGTGTATTGCTGCGTCATGTTTTCTCCGGGCATCCACTCGTAACAATAGTGATAGTAACCGTCTCTTCTCAACTTATCGTAGACCCGTGAATCATTCACGAACAGTTCAGCTTGATCCATGACATGGTCGAGGATTTGTTTCGTATTCATTTTGTTCGTGCTTTTACACTTTTCGTGATCCCTTACAATTTGGATGTGGGCGGTGTATTCACGCGGATGGTAGTCCAAGTGATCGGGCACATCGACTTGTTCAGAATATGTAATAGCGTGCTCGGAGAATATTATACGCAGCTTCATATAATCAGAGTCATTTAAGGTATCTTCGTCGTCGGGCTTGCTTCGTTTGGTGGGCATTATTCTTGCGCCGCGTTCTGAGGATGGAGCCGAGGTAGGGCACGCTTATATAGTCAACATTTTCACATTTTTTTGTCATGAATGTGAAAATGTGTGTAATATATGGGGTATGGGTAATTAGTTTAGTTGAACTGTTGGTTCTTGGTGAAAGGGTTCTGAGCGTGCTGCCTCTTAGCAATTTGTAACGATTCGTCCGAAGCGAGAGGGTTCGCATTCCCTTTATACGCGTTCATGGTACCCATAGAAAAATCAGGTTTCTTGTAATCTTGCATCCATCCACCGTCAGCGGTTCCGAAACGGCCGTCCATGCGGCTCTGGTCCACGCGCACGCTCGTAATCTTACCGCCCTGTTTCGTCGGCGTCTCGCGAACGTTCATTCTGCCAGGGTTACCCATACGGTTCGGCATACCGCGTTTATCGTGCGGACGAATAGCCGCCGGATTGTTCACGTACGCGCCGTGGAACGAGCTGATACCCGGTTGAGGCTGGTTGGTGAACCTCATGTGTGAGTTCCCATCACCCTTGTGACGCGTGGGCATTTCTGGAATGCTCTGCGCCGGAATGAAACGTTTCGCCGGTGCCTTATCGAGTCCGTCGTTACGGTAGCCCGTGGTGGCGCGGTGAGTGATTCGCTTCGTCTTCTCGTACTCCGCGCGCGGCGTTCGTCCGCTGAACCCCTGGGATTTACCCAAGGCTGGTGGAAGACGTTCGGGCAAATACGCCGTCGTTTCCGGTCGGTTGAAACCAACGCCACCCTGGACCGTACCGCGTCCGCCTGTGATGGTACCGTCGGCGGGACCGGCGCGTCCTGGGAGCGTCGTCAGTCGGTACGCGCCCACATTGACTGGATTCACTCTGTACATTTGTTGGAATCCACCGGAAGCCGGTTGGTCCGGTTGTAACCCGAGGCCTGGACCGACGAGTTGCTTTTCGACCGGCGAAAGGTTGTTATGTCGAGACGCATCGAATCGCCCCCGCATGGCGAGCACCTCTTGGCCGCTCGATTTCGATTGGGGTGCGATTTCGGCGAACGATGCCATCTCCTGTTTTCCTTGCCAAATCGGGGGGCCGTCCTCGACCTCGGGGTACGGTTCCTCGTTTTCATCGGACAAAAGCGGTGGGTCGATCGGTTCTTCGTACTGCGTGGGATCGGAAGCAGATTTCGTCTCGGGTTCGCTCATCTTTCGGCCTCCATACACGAGAGCACCGATTGCGAGTAACGAGATCGGATCAGCCATGCTTGTGACTTATACTGTAATTAAATATATTATTTCGAGCCGTTATAGCGTTGGGCGAATAAGACGTTCTGAACGTCGGCGCGCGAGGACGACGGTTGGTCAGGAACACGCTGAGGCAATTTGCATCGCATCACATCGGCATCCATCACCGGGTGGAGGTGTTGCTCGACCGGCATCGCGACAACCTTACCGAAACGACTGGTGGATTGCGGTCGGAGTTCGTCGTCCGTTTCAATGTATTCAGCCGGCGCGCCTTTGCCAGCCTTATACGGGGCCGTACCGAAAAGCATGGTCTGCGGACGATCGCCATAGTTGAGTGAAGATGGCTGCGGGTACACAAAAACATCACTGCCGGCCGGTCGCGCGGGTTTGGCCTGTTGATCGATGATCTTAGAATGCGTCGATAATTGGTAAGCCATCCTTGGTGCTTTGAGATAAGTCACTATTTTATTTACGCAGACGACACACTACCGCCGTGCATGCCGGTTCGCGGGTCACCGCTCGGGTCCAGTCCTCCGAATGCCTCCAATTGAACTCCACGCGCGTTGGGGTCACACGAGCGAGGGTTATTTCTGCATAGGGACCCGTGCTTCGGACCATACAACCACTCGGCAAACTCCGTCTGTTCGCCACCCGGAAGGGAACTCACCGGCGCACTCACAAACTGGCGCGCGGCGTGATTTCGCTGGTACTCGGGCAACGGGCTGCGCGAGCGGCCGCTATCGTATTTAAACGTGTTATCCAAGTAATGTCTTCTGTAAGAATCAACCGACGGGCTCCAGCACGCGGGCGGTTTGTTCGGGTGGTCGACGTAGTGGTGTAACATCGCGTTACCCATCGGGTTTTCGCGAGTCGGCATCGTGCACGTCGCGCTATCGTTACCACCTCTCGTGGAGCGACCCATACCATTTTTAACGAGATCGTTGCGGTACATGAAATAAAGCACACCGAGCGCCGTGGCGCCTAAAACGAAAAGTCTAACATCGCGACGAATCAGGTAAAGCAGACACGTGGCGTACACGACGAAGCGCGAAGCGGCGTTGACGCGATCCTCTACGCTCTGGCTGTTGGTCGGCCAAAATTGCGCGACCCTGTCCGTGCGAATGAGTTCGACGGGTTGATCAAACCAAACTTCGGTCATTATACTTATTGCAAAGATTTATTTTAGTTGTTCTTCATGAGTCCACCGAGCATGTTACTCATGGTTTTCATGAGCGCCTCCTGGTTGACGTCGCCGTCAGCCTCCATTTTTGAAGCCGCGCCCGCCGCCAATTCTTCGATCTGCGAAAGCATACTGGGATCGATAGCCGTGATTGTGGTGGCGAGCATGTAGAGCGTCTGGAGATATTGCCAAATGCAGTTCTTCGTATTTTCCGACGCTTTCGCCCAGTTCGCTTGGATAGACAGGTCCTTGAGGAAATCGGCGGTCGAAAGATCTTCGAACACGGTCTCGTCGCGATTGCTGATTTTTCCCGCGAAGGGTGAGATGCCATTCATGTACGCGTCGACACATTTGCGGGGGTTGGCTTTCTTGAGCATGTCGAACTGCACGAGCGCTTTCTTGATTCCCTTTTCGCCGTCGAAAGCCTTGCTGAGCTCGGCGAGAAACTGTCCCATCATATCGTTAAACGCAGAGACGCTTGTCATGGTGGCACAGAGTGTGGTTTGTATTCATGTAATGTGGGAAAGCTTTAAGCTTGTTTTATTAAAAGGGCACTTGACTAATTTCTTCACGCATGCCGACGCCGTTAGACACGATAAAAAACACCAAAATAGCGTTCAATGCGGCGGGCTTGGCAAAATCAGAGAGTTCTTTTTTCCCCTCGTTATTCATCTTCGCGCGGAGATGAATGTAGAGAGCCGTTATGATCGCCGCGATGGCAGCGGCTGAGACCGGATCGCGCATGTAATCTGATAATTCACTCATGACGGTGTCCTACTAGTACATACCATTTTTTACTGGCGGCCTGGCATCGGCGGCATCGTTAAAGAAGACACCCAGGGGCTGCTGAGCAGCAGGGGCGGGCTGCGCGATCGGCGGTGCTGTTGGCATTGGCTCCGGCACCGTCGACTGCACACCCTCAACGGTTTTGAACTCGTTCAGAGCGGGCTGCATCACCGTCGCCGGCGGTGTCGGCTGTGGCTGCGCGAGGTCGTCGACTGTGCCGCCTTCTTCTCCTTCTCCTTCTCCTTCTTCTTTGTTCTCACCTTCGCCTTCGCCTTCGCCTTCGCCTTCGCCTTCGCCTTCGTCAATGTCCGGGTCTTCTGAGTCTTCGATCGGTGACTCGCCGTCGAGGTCGATGTTCTTTTCAGTCCCGGCCGACGACATATAGGTGGAGAGAATCTGTTGTACCGGCGTGAGCTGCTGCACAGTCTCTTCGATACACGCAGTGAATCGACGCTTCAATTTCTCGTCGCGAACCCACTCGGATTGTTCCTCGTGATAGATGTACGGGTCCTTGTATAGGTCTTTCGCGCAGTTGTTGTATACCGTTTGAATGAAGATCTCGTTGGTGGGAACCTTGAGCGAAATCTTCTGGTTATCCTGTTTCAGACGAACGCTGCTAAGAATTTTCGTGACGGCGACAAACACGGCAGCCAACAGATCGCTAAAGTACGAACATCGTTCTGTAATGTTATCGGCGTGATTCTTGGACATCGCATTGGACCAATTCGGAACCTCTTTCAGGTATTTCTGAAACATAACGAGCGGTTTACGATTTTTGGATTCGCGCACAGCGGTCTCGTACAATTCCTGGAAGACGTCGATCATGGGCTCGCACATGGTGTTCGCCAATTGACCGAGATACTCCTTCTTTGCTTCGACTAACACGGCGAGATTATCGGACATCGCGTCGTGGTATATATATGCTATCACGAGATATCTTTAAGCTACTTTTTACGATAGTGATTGGCCAACTTTTTGAGATTCATGAGATCGGGAAAATCAGACGGGTCGCTCTCCTCGACCTTCTGGGGTTTCTTAGGTTTCTTGGGTTTCTTCTTCTTCACCCACGTGACGTAAATGTCTATTTCCGAAACGCGTTGGACCTGAAATCCGCCGTTCGTGAGCTGTCGCGCGAGCCAAATAGACGCGCGTTCTCGGTCGAAGCGCGGATACCCAATCACCATGATGGGGACCCTTAGAAAAACTTGATTTTCGCGACCGGTTTGTATGACACCCCGTATTTTACGCTCAAACTGTTCATATATTCTGGTATATATCTCCTTGAGGTTGGCTTTGCGCCGCGCCTCAATTCGGTTCACCTCGGAAATGTCGAGCATACTACCTACTTTTACGATACATTATTCAGGTCACTCTCGAGCGCATCGAGGCTTCGCTTGGCCTCTTGAAGCTGCGGTTCCGTGGGCGTCATCTGTTGCACCAATCTATAGTCGACAAACTCTTGACCGTTGCCCTTGGACACGTAAGGCGCGACGTTGGTCGGCGCCTGCACGCCCAGCGGCTGCGTTCGCAGAGACGTCACCGACATGTCACCACCGGCGCTCGTGAGCTCGGAGACGACGTTGAATCCATAGGAGAATCCAGTCTGTGCAGCCACCATGAACATCGCCTGGTACATGGTCTCACCGGAGCCTTTGCCAGAGTATTTTTTCAGCGCGTGGGTTTGAATGATGTACGTGGACAAACCGGTACGCTTACCGACCTCGCTGTTAGTCGCCATGATGATTTTATTCATCAGGTCGGGCGTAACCTTCCAGTCATCGACCTCTTCGTATCCGGCGAGGTCGGCGCCGTCGTCGTCCAGTTTGACCGTCTTCGGCGGCGAGTATCCTGAGTTTCCGAAAATCTCGCCCCTGTATGGCTCCTTGCGCGGGAGCAGGGCCACCGCAATGGCTGTGACAGCCAAGATGATCATAAGATTCTTATTCATCACTCGTGAGTTCTACTATGTTGCGTCAAAATTATTTCACAGAAATCCAAGCCTAATGTATCAATAATGTCGCTACTGATTTATTCTGAAAAGTGTGAACACAGTCGCGCGGTGCTTGAGTTTATTCGAAACAACCCAAAGCTGCGAGCGCTCCCGTTTGCCTATCACGACATTCATAAGTCGAGAATCCCACGACAACTCGCTGGGCGCGTCACTCGCGTGCCGACCATGGTGACGAAGGACGGCAAAATGCTCTTGGGAAAAGAGATTCGCGCGTGGCTTCAAAGTTTGCTACCCCACGAAGAGGTGCAACACCAATCGCTCGGCGGCGGATGCGCCATGAGCACGCTCGACGGTGAGGGTGGAGGTGACTATTTCGACATAGACTCCTACGGATCGTCGCTACAGCCCGCGATGACGGCTGAGATCGAAGCGAAGATCAGCCAAGAGGTGAAGCAGGTCGCGTATTCAGATTTACAACTTAAAGAATAACGCACAATTCTCGACATAAATATGTTACACCTCGTGAGCATCCAAGCGAGTGCGATCAAAAGCACTTTCGAGTGTCTGAAGGACGTATTAAACGACGTTAACATCTATTTTCGCCCCAATGGCATCTACATGACGACCCTCGATACCGCGCGAACGTCCCTCGTCGACCTCGCTTTGAGCTCTGACAATTTCGAGGAATACTCGTGCACCGTGGATGAAATCATCGCTGGCGTTTCGACGGCTAACATGTTCAAGCTTTTGAAATCCATCACCAATTCGGACGTGCTTCGAATCGGAATCACGTCCAAGGAGCACATGGATATCGAAATCAGCAACGAGAGTAAACGAACGTGCACGAAATTTCAACTCAAGCTGTTAGACATCAACGAGAGTCGAATCACCCTACCGGATATCGAAACGTCCATCACGACCACGCTCTCCGCTGCGGAGTTTCAAAAGTATATTCGCGACATGTCGAACATTGGCACAGAAATTGAAATCACGCGCGAGGCAAATAAGATTACCTTTGCGTGTAACGACGGCGATTTTGCGAATCAGGAGACGTCGATCGAAACCCTGGATAGCATCGATCTGAAACTCACGGGCTTATACAGTTTAAAGTATTTGAATATTTTCTCAAAGGCGGCGACAATGTGCTCGTCAGTGCAAATTTGCCAAGAGGAAATGAACAGGTTTATGATTTTGAATTACAGAGTCGCGTGTCTGGGCTCTCTATCGTTTTATTTGGCGACTAAAATCCCAACTCAGTCGTGAATCCGTCTCGCGTAGATACCGTCTTCGTTTGACCGATCAGGTTTTTAATTTTAATGTAAGGATACAACTCTCTCAGCGTATCGTCATCGTAATAGAGCATGTCTCGAATGGGCACGCGCTCACCATGAAAGTCCCCATTCGGTCCCGAGTAGCGACGTATTTTCTCGGTGACGTCCCTTTGAACTTTGTCGTCGGCGTCGCACAGGTACGCCGACGCGAGGGGCATCGTAAACGTCATCGACGGCGCGCGGGGCGGCCATTTGAAATCCATGTTTTTGGTGATGAGCTTGTACTTTCGACCGCTGTACCAATAACTCACGCGCAGAATGAGTTTGCGCACGTTCTGTGGAACGATGGTGTTTCGGAATGGCTTACCCGTGACGTTAACGTAGAGCTCGTCCATCGCGCCCCAAAACCGCGACTCCTTTCTCCAGAAATCGTCGTCGATCTCATATTTCGCGTGCTGATCGATCGTGTACTCCAACTCCTCGCGCAAAATCTCGTAATCACTCGGGGTGGTGATTCGAAGATAGGCACCATAAATTGAGGTTAAAAGGGAGAGTAGCATGGTGTATATATGGAAGTCGGGAATTTTTTAAGCCGTTTTTCCAATCGCATCGAGGAGATGAGTGAAAAGATAGATAACTCGAGCGACGCGCGCGAAAAAAACGAGCGAGAGTCCGAGATGGCTCAGTACTTGCTCTCGTGTCTGCCGTACATGAGCGCACATACTGACGAAAACGACGATACTAACACGACGACTGAAAACGCATTCGGTGTTGTCGAAACGCAGGGACTCGCACGAAAAGACATATACCGTCAGTACTTGATTGACGTCGAAGGCGCGAACATCGATCGACCGACCGAGAAGCGCGTGGACAAGTGCCCACACTGTGAAGATTCGACGCTCGTGCACGACACGCAACAGAGCGAATTGGTGTGTTCGGAATGCGGTGCCGTCGTGACGACACTACTGAGTGAGGAACTCACATACCGCGAAGAACAGGAGAGTTCATCAAAAATTACAAACTACTCGTATCGTCGCTCGAACCATTTCGCAGAGTGGCTCAACCAGTTTCAAGGGAGCGAACAAACGACCATTCCGGACGACGTGCTCGAGTCGCTTCGAGCCGAATTAAAGAAGATGCGCATCGAGAATGCGAGCGAAATCACGCACACGAAAGTGCGGGCGCTACTGAAAAAACTACGCCTCAATCGGTATTACGAGCACACTCCTCACATCACCAACACACTCTCGGGAATTCGCGCACCCCAGATGAAAATAGAGCTCGAAGAGCGTCTTCGGATGATGTTCAACGAGATTCAGGCCCCGTTCGACAAGGTTTGTCCCGCAAATAGAAAAAACTTTTTGTCGTA